GCCCATGATGCGGCCATTGCTTTGATGTTTGTCATTTCTTTGCACCCTTCTTGAGTAGCTTCTTTTTTGGTGCAGCTTCAGGTACTACCACCGCAGGATATTCACCCTTGAATGGCACATATTTAGGCCGACCAAATCCCACGATCTCCTTGCCGATGGTGCGCTGCTTAATCATCACCATGCCGCCATTGCGTTGATCGCCAGTTCCTGATGTGTTGCCCTCGATGCAGGTGATGACCTTGCCATCGATTGCTGCCACGATGCCCACATGGCTAATTTTGTCGATGCCATCATGTGGGAAGTCCATAAACGCATAATCGCCCAGCTGTGGCACTTCATGCCAGCGGCCTAAATCCTTAAACTTGTGTGCGCCTGTAGCTGTGCTCACTACCGATGGTGCTTTGACTCCAGCTTGTGCCAGCACCCAGTTGCAGAATGAACCGCACCAGGGTAAGCCGTTGGCCTTTGTAAATTCTCCATACTTGGTCAGATTGTCAGGCACTTCGACATAACCAACCTCACCCAAAGCGATTGCAATTGCCTGGGGTGCTGTACTTTGTGGATAACTCATGACAGCAGCAGTTTTGCCTCGTCTGCCGTGATTCCTAATTTGATTAGCAAAGAATCTTTGGCAGCGGCGTTGTTGATTTTTTGTTGTGCTGTGAATTCTTCAAGTTGCGCAAAGCCATCTAGAAATTGCTTTTTTGTAATTGGTTCACATTCAAGAAATGTGATTCCTTCATATTCTTCACCATTAAGAATCCAACCACCATTAGGAATTAAAAAATTTAATACTTCTACGGCTTTATTCATTATGCACCTATTTCTAAAAGAGTAATTGAAGAAACGGAGCTATATCCTTGAACTCCGACTGTTCCGCTAGGTTCAGGATTTGCAAATTGTGTTTTGTAGGTTGTTGATGAGGTAGTAGCTGGCGAATCAAGATACATTGTCGCAACTCCGGAAACCACTGCGCGACCTGTATTTGACCCGTCATAGCCCGCATAATTACCGATCTGCATAATGTTTGTGCTGCCGCGCAACAATCTTAAACCTACACCAGTTGCCCCGTCTTTATAACAACCATTTTGTGCAACTAAGACAAGCACTTTTGATGTGCTAAGGCTTGGCGTAATGCTGGCTGTAAGATTTGTATCAGCATATGTGCCAGTAGTATTTGTTGCATTTGTGTCAGTGGTAGCGGAAACGACTTGAAGAACCTTTCCGCCGCCGCCCGCAGTTGCCCATTTTAATCCTGTTGCAGTAGTCGAATCTGCTGTGAGTACCTGTCCATTTGTTCCAACTGCAAGGCGGGCAGGTGTATCAGCTGCGCTAGCTGCGATGATGTCACCTTTAGCATCAACAATTGCATTTTGGATTGCATTTGAGTCATCTTGTGCGACCCAGGTAAAATCAAAATCAGTGCCTGATGCCTTCGATAAAACTTGACCAGTCGTGCCACCTTTGAGATCGACAAATGATGTGTCAATTGAGCTGCCCAGCGTGCGGATTGCCGCCGCGCCGTCTTTTACGAGGCTAGTGTCGTCAGGTGTTACCCAGCCGAAATTCGTTGTCGTCGCCATATTTTCTCCTTAGTAGACTTGGGTGGCGTCTATCCACTCAAGTGTATTCGATACGGAATTCCAAGTCTCGGCAACACTCACGGTATTCCATCGAGCAGCCTGCAAGCTGTAGGCCGTCGGTGACACTGTCAGAGTTAGCGAAAGTCCATTGTAGGAGGCCGAAAATGTCCAGCCTTCAACAAAGCCTTGAAAGCGTCCGTCGCCAATGTTGGCAGGCAGATCAGTAATGTCAATTGGCAAGCCCATGAACACATTGAGCAGTGCATCCCGATCGCTGTCATCGATCTCGGGATTGCCTAGCGGAAAAGTAATCGATCGAAATTGCGCTTGAGGATTGGCTCGAATTCCCAAATAGAAATTGGCCTGCGATGTGGCATCTACGCCATTTTCCAAAGTGGTCGAAATTGACTGGGCTTGGTAGCCATAAAGTGCAATTGATGCAAGATCCTCGGCCGATACTTGCTGATTGTTTTTGTAAGTGATTGTCAAAGCGTTGCGGATGTCACCTGATTTCAGTGATGTCTTGATGCCGCTGGCCAAAGCAGTATTGCCTGAGACCACAATATATCCATTTGATGTCAAATAAGTATTCCGATGAGTGCTGTCTGCATAGCAAATGCGTCCTTGATTGTCCTCAAATATATATCCAAGACCTGAATTGGCCAAAGCTGCAACAAGCGAATACACATCAGTGGTGTCAGCTGAGCGCGCTGTAAGCTCATAGTCTCCTGGACGATCGACTTCTCCAAGCCCTGAATTTTCAGCTTCTTCCCATGTTGTCGTCGGATCATAAGTAGCCCAAGTCAATGCCGCTGGCACTTCATTCCATGTATTAAATAGCAAAGCCGAAAGAATTGTGTAAATCTGATCCCCATCAAAATCCTTGTCAAGCACGCCTTCGGTAAGCGATTTTGGCAGTTTTGACAAAGCTCCGAGAGCGATAATTTTCATATTTTGCACAAGGCCGCCAGTTCCAGATGACTTGACTTCAAGATCCAAATCCGTCACATAGCCGCCAAATATATTGACAAATGTGCCCGTCGAATCTTTAACTTGAATATTTACTTGATCATTGAGATTCATGGTCACTGGCGTATCGTCAAAATTTAGAATCGTAAAGCTTGCATAGCCTGCAGTGGCTTGGCTGTAAATATCAGTGCGGCCTGATGTGATGGCCACATCGGCCAAAGTTAGGCTTGCATAGTCATTTGAGCCATTGACTGTGAGTGACCATTCCGGTGTCCAAATGCTCATGACTGGAAATTCAGAGCTCCCAATGTGCCACGGCTGAATGACCGATTGAGCACATCGACGATTGTGCGCGCTGTACCTTCGGCATCGATCGCGCCATTGACTGTGAGATTGATTGTCGCACCGCCACCGCCTGAGCCGCCATTTGGAATGATCTTGCCAGCTGTATTTGGGACGAATAATTCTGGGCCGCGCTCACCGACGACATAACTTGTGCCGGATGAGACTGGGCCACCAGCTGCGCGACCGCCGCCAAAGACTGTGTCAAATACGCCACCGAGTGCCTGTGTGACCGGATTGTTCTTGATGAAATTGACAATTGCTTTGATGGCATTGAATGCCTTATTTACAATATCGACAAGGTTGGAGAAAAGATCAATGACAATTCCAATTGCTGATCCAAGCACACTGAATGCACCGCCCAAAATTTGGCCAAGTACAGGAGCCAATACATCGCGAACAAATGTTGCAGTCGCCTTGAAGAATGCCACCAATGGCTTGAGTTGTTCTTCATTCTCCTTGATTTTGCCAGTGACCTTCTCAAATGCTGCTCGCAGTCCATTGATGATAGGTGTCAAGAAATCGCGCAAAGCTGGAATAACAAAATCTTGGATGAATCCCCAAATGGCCTTAAATGTTGGGATCACATTGTCGCGTATGTATGCAGTCAATGCCTGAAAGATTGGTGTGAGCTTTGGCCCGAGCTCTTCGGACAATTTTTGGACGGCAGGGATGACTGTATTTACAAAGCCGCTGACCATCGGGGTAATGGCATCGAGAACAAATGACCCGACAGTCTCTTTACCTTCAGAGAATGCAACCTTGAGCCGATCCATCTTGCCAGCAAATGTGTCTGCTTTTTCTGCAGCTTGTCCACCAAATGTTGCCGCCAATTGAGCTGTGATCTCTTCCATCGACATCGTCTTGAGCTGTGCGGCTGAAAGACCAATGCCGAGCTTGGCCAGTGATCCGGCATTGCCTTCGGCGGCCTTACTCATTGCATTTGTAACTGCTTCGAGTGACTTACCACTTCCAGCGGCGACATCGATGGCAACGGCTTGCAATTTAAGAGCTGCATCGGCGTCGCCAGTAGCTCGCACAAATCGCTCAAAGCTTGGACGCAATTCATCATCAGTCAGACCAGTCAGCAAAGATGTCTTTGTGATCTGAGATTCTACGGCTGCAATCTGGGCATTTGTCGCGCCAGTGACATTTGTAAGAGTCGTCGCGAGCTTGGCCTGTGCAGCTTCATCCTCGATTGCAGATTTGACGCCATCGATGAGCAATTTGCCAGCATAAGCGGCTGCAGCTACGCCAGCGGCAGCAAATGCCGCCCCTGCCATCTTGCCAAATTTGCCGACCTTGGCTCCAAAGCCTTCGACTTCATCCGATGCACCATTGACGCCCTTGCGTAAGCCATCCAGATCAGCGTCAAAAGATATCTTAACCTTTGGAATTGCCATCAGTCCATACCTGCCTTCTTGACGACATCTTTGACTATTTCAGTGTATTCACGCGCAAGTATAGGCACATAGTAATCAATTGCCGGATTGATCCAGTAACCGGATTTTTTATATGGAGCTCCAAATCTGTTCGTGTAACTGCGCCCAGCGCGATCGACGCCCGGATGTGATCCGTATTCAGATCCCCAAAGTAATGCGCCAGCCGGAGCTTGATTTTGTTTGACGACCTTGCCACCGCCGCGCTTTTCGCCGCCGTATTTGCGGCCGACCTTTTTTGGGCCGCCAACATCCACGCGGATCAATCGATCGCGCTTGGCAACCAATGATTCGGCAACATTCTTGGCCACTGGCGTCCTAGATGCCTGTGCGAACATGAGCAATTGTCCAGCCAATCTCTGTGACAGTGGCAATGCTCGATCGCGGACTTCTTGTTGGAATTCAGGTGGCAATGAACCTAAAGTGCGAAGTAAATTCTTAAACTCAATTGGCTCGACAGTAATGGCAAATGTGCCTTTTTTATTTGCCATTCCGTTTCTCCAGAATCTCGATTGCTGTCATGATCTGCTCCGCTGTTTTCCATTCGCTCATCGGGATTTGCGTGGCAATTGCCAGCTCCACGATTGTGCGATTTAGGCTTCCAGCGGCGTAGCTTTTGGGTTTTCTGCCACCTCAGTCGTAATGTCCGAGACTGTCTCGATCCATGCTTCATAAGGCTTGACAGGCTTGCCAGCTGCCTCACGCTTCATGGCGTGATATGCCAAGAAAAGTAGATCAGAGATCCCGATCTTGTCTGCAGCTTGTGTGATTGTGTGACCTGTCTTGTTTTCCCATTTGCACCACTCGGGCGGAGCTGCCACATAAGTGGCAACCTCGCCTGATGTGTATTCAATTGTGATATTTGTTTTCATGCTCCCGATCTCCTTCTTAGCTAAATGTCTCGGTAGGTGTACCGACTACCTGAAATGATAGTGACACAGTCTGTGCATCCGGTGCTGAACCGCCGACGGATGGGAACACTGGCAAGACATTGCAAGTGAATACGGCTCCAGTTGCAGCTGTGAGTGATGCTGCCAATGTGGTATTTGGTGCAGATTCGCATGCTGTCCAGAGTGATTCGCACAGTGATCCTGTTGCGCCCCAGTCTGCAAGCATTTCGACCTCAAGTGTCCAATGATCATCAATCGCCTTGTATGCGCGGCCGTCGAGTGTCTGATATGTCTCGATGGTGTGCTCATTTGTAAGTGTGACTGATGTTGCTTGTGCATCGTAGTTGACAGTCGCGATCGTCAATACTAGATCGCGTCCGGTGATGACGGTCGTTGGCATAGCTTGTCTCCTAGTTTGTTTGTGTGTATTGAGTGGATATTTCAATCTCGCAAGCGAGAATGTCGGACGCTCCGATTGAAATTGGCGTTGGATTAGACACAGAGCCGACTGTGTAACCTGACGGAATAACCGCCAGAATGCTCATGACTAGCTGCTCGATGTTGTCGAGCGCGGCGGCATTTGAGTACATTGCAACGCCGACAGTAATGACAAGATTGACTTTGACACGGGTTGATGTGCCGATGAGATTGGCTTCAAGATATGGAGATGCTGGGACGACTGCAGCAAATGGCACAATCGGAGATTCTGGGACAGAGTCGTATGTGTTAGCTGCGACGCCTGCGATGGCTGTCTTAATTGCGCCTCGGACGCTTGTGGCGATGGTTGATGCTGGCATCAGCTCACCATTGATCGAGTATCGACCAAATCGCCTAAGAGCCCTATGCACCTGTTTGTGAGACTGCGGCCCATCCTGAATGGCGTCGGGCTAAAGTCCACGCCTTCGATCTGACCGCCTGCAGCTGTACGGCTTTGGAATACTTCGACCGAGACTGCAAGGATTGCGCTTTCGACATTTGGATTGCCGATGTAATAAGTGGCCGCGCCGTAGCCGGATAAGGTTGCAGTGCCATTCGGAATGATCTGACGGATCGTGACATCTGCATTTGTAAGCGCGGCCGTGAAATATAAATCCTCAGCCTTTGTGACTGTAAATGTGGCAGTAAATGGCGACGGCATCTTTGTGACGACAACCGATTGGCCGACTGCAAATGTATGTGGCTCCCGTGTGTAGAAATAAGCGACATTGGACGCCAATTTGTAGCTGACAATTGCTGTGGTGTTCTGCGTAAGAATTGGCAGGATCACGCCTTCGGCAGTGTCAATGATGTCGTCTAAATAAGCGTCATTGTAAAGGGATGAACTCACGCCAAGAATTGATCGCAGCTGTGACGCTGTAACTATTGCTGACATGAGCCCATCCCTTCATCTGCTCGGCCACCTCGGGAGCGAAGCGGCCGATGTTTAATTTGCGGCGATTAAGCCTTGTTGTTCTTGAATGCGCCTGCACCGATCTTGGTTGCAATTGCACCGTATCCGTACATCATGATTGAGATTTGTCCGGTTGCGATTACATCTGCACGCAGCTGGAATGTTGGTGACTCATACCATGTGTATGCATCAGGATTGACGATCAAGATTGATCCATCTGCGTCTGTTGTTGCAGCTGTGTTGGCTGTGACATAGAGATCAAGACCAGCGACATTGCCGCGGATTGAATCTGGACGCACTGCGCCGCCAGCATTTTGTGGCTGTGCAGCATTGTAGATTGGACGGCCTGAATCATTCAGTGTCATGACATTTGCCCATTGGGATGTGTTCATGATGATATTGCGAGCAAAGCCCTGTGTGCCTGAATAAACTGATGCAGCACCGCGAGCAACGATCCCGAGTAATTCGGCAGCTGTTGGATATGTTGTGGTTGTTGTTGCGTCAGCTGATGCACCAGCGATCAATGCTGCATTCACTGCAGTATCTGTGACCTTTGCATATTGTGCAGCCATGTTGCGCATCAATTCATCAACGAAAAGTGGTGATGAGCGATCGAAAAGCTCAACGGAGAATGTCTGAGATCCGCTGTACTTCTTAACACTCACGCTCAAAAATTCTGAGTTCTGATCGACATCTGCAACTGTGCCACCTTCGGCTTCTTCAGTTACTGATGGGAGCTGTGTGATCTTTGGGATCTCAAATGTCATGCCAGCATCAGGCAATGTGCCACGGCTGATTGCATCGATGTTGCTGCGTGTTGCATTTGCAAGCCCGTTGATCACGGTGGTGAGCTGGCGTGTTGGTACGAGACCAGCATTGTCTGTGGTGTCTGCAGCTGCGCGCACATAAGCGCGTGCATCCTCAGATCCCATTGCTGCCTTGATTGTCATCTCAAGCTGCTTTGTAGCTGAGAAATCCAAGCGTGGCTTTGCTGTAAATACGCCAGTGGTATTGGCGGCTGTGACTGACTGTGCGGCTTCGACCGTCTCTGTAACGGCTGCCGCGTCTGTGACGGTGTTTTCCACTTCGTCTCCTTCTGTTGTTGGTGTTGGTGTTGCATCCTCATCCGGTTCGGATGTGGAATCTTCATCAGCTGTCGCGGCGACTTCGGCCACGCGTGCTGATCGCACTGCAGGCTCTGAGACAAGCGCGACGCCTGTGAGCTCAGCCTTGAGCACTTTCATATATCCCTTTTCTTGCACATAATCTTCAACGGCCAATTCCACGCTAAATCCATCGCGCAGGCCATCCATTGCTTCAATCAGCGCATCATTGCCAGCTTGGGTGGTGCTGATCTTGAATGTCGCATTGATTGCGCTGTCGCCATCCATCGACATCTCCATGCTCTTACCGATTCGCCGTGTGCGATCGTGTTCAAGATTGAGAAAGACCGGAGCTGGCTCGATGCTGCCTTTTGCAAATACGACTTTGCCAGTCGATGCATTTGCCTGCTCATCAAATGCGACGATGCGGCCTGAGATCGTGCGCGATTCTGAATCGGCTGCAGTGATCGTGATTGGTGTTGTCAGTTTCATCCGATGATGTCCTCTTCTTCTCTGATTTCTTGGATTGTCATTGCGCCAATGCGATTTAGGATTTCGTACACTTGTGCTCGCTCATAAGGGTTGCCGCGTAAGAAATCGTCCAAGTCATATCGCACATATTCTGATGCTGGGGTGAAATCCGTAAGTGATAAACGCTGCTCAATGATTGTCAAAATTGGACGAATTGAAAAATCAATGAGATCGCGACGCTGATTGACAGCGTTGGAATATGTCATCGATGATGGATCAGCTGATGCGAACCATGCCGGCAATCCGATGGCGCGGCACAATTCAAGTGCAAGATATTGGCGCGCTTCATTCATTTGCAATTGCTTTGGATCAAATCCAACAGTCTCCAGTGATACATCTGCATTAAGCACTGTCACTGACTTTGATGTGCGATTCAAGAATGTTTCTTTCAATGCCTGGAGTCGCTCCTTTGGCAAATTGGTGCCATTTGTTTTCACGACCATTTGTGGCGCAGGATTCAACGCGAAATCGTAGGCAGCGCGCTCCAAAGCGTGTGCAGCTCTTACTGTGCGGCCTGCGCGATTGAGCAATCCTTCTTGCATGTTGCCAAAGACGACAAGCTGATCAGGCGAGATTGTAATTCCATCGACTGTGTAGCTTTCAATCTGTGTGCCATTTGCATTTGTAAAGACGCCAACGCGCTCGGGCGCAACGCGCTCCATCGCTTGAATGCGTCCCGTGTCTGCATATCTCTGAGTGACGACTGCATAGGCCGCTGGACGGAATAGCAAATCCTCAGCAATCCATGCCCAAAATTCTGCGCCTGTGATTCGTGGATCAGGCTGATTGATCACGCGAGCTGATGAGACTGTCTCTCTTGTGGATTTGTTCTTTGTCTCCAATGGCAATGACGCCACAGTGGAGCAAATGATTCCGCGAGCGCGTGCAATTACCGGCACGCCCATCGCCTCAGATCGAGATGCTGATTGAATGCCGCCGAAATATGGCGCACCGATTGAATCGAGTGAATTGACCGGAGCCAAAGACGCATCGACGATGTTATCAATCGGCTTGGCTGCAGTGAATCGATCAAATAATCCCATGCGCCAATTTTGCCCCAGCGTTACAATCAAAAGACCATGATGTCAAGATCCGTCTCTTGGCGTGTCGCGAAATGCGTGACCAGCGCACATGCAACCGTCGCGCAGACAGTGCTCTGTGATGCCCGTCGTCCGATAGTCCATCCACCATCCCCAAATTTCAGTTTGGCCGCTGACAAGACTTGCTTGGTCAATTCGGGTTGATTGATGTGTCTGAGTCTCTTCGATGTGACCGCTCCTAGAAATTCATCGCACGCTTGCCCATAAAGCGCGCCATCGATGTCCATGATAGGGATTCCAGCTGGCACAAGACGCGACGCCACGGCCGAGCTTGTTCTCTTGCTAAATGCCACCACTTCGACAGGCATCTCCCGATAGTAATCAGCCACATCATTTGCAATGGCCTTGTCATCGAGTGAAATTGCATTGTGCCATGTGTGCAGTAGCTTGACGACGAATTGATCATCATCGATGCGCTGAGCTGCGACCAAAGCTGCATCGCGTCTATCCGG